AGAAAACAATGTCAGTAAAAGGCGACATCGGTGTTATCGGCTTAGCCGTAATGGGGCAAAACCTCATTTTAAATATGAATGATCATGGCTTTAAAGTCGTGGCATATAACCGCACCACTTCAAAAGTGGATGAATTTTTACAAGGTGCGGCAAAAGGCACCAATATTATCGGCGCATATTCTTTAGAAGATTTAGATACAGACAGTCTAGAAGCATTTGATTCAGAATTGTTTTATCGTTTATTCTGGATTTTTGCTGTTACTGCTGATCCATCAGTTCCAGATTATTTAGATTTTTATCGTGTGAACTCGTATTTAGAACTTAAAGACATTATGCAAAATGTCGGGAAACTACTAGAAGTTTCATTAGTTACTAAAAAAAAACCGACACAAGTGAAGAAGCGAGTGAAGAAGCATTCACGGTAGAGTCCTTTTTATTATGCTGTAAAGAAAGTGGTTTATCTATTGAAGAGTTAAAACACTTAACAGTAGGGGGCGCTTTAGACTTTCAGACAGATTACGTTGAATTACATTCTCAACATAAATCTGAACAAAGCACTTCCAGAAGAGCAACTCAAAGTGATATGGATAACTTTTAGGCTACTGAATATCAGTAGCCTTTTTAATTTGAAGAAAGGAGTGAGAAAATGGCAGGAAACATTAAAGGTATTACGATTGAATTGCAAGGTAATGTGCAACCGCTAGAACAAGCTCTTAAAAAAGCAAATGCTGCTGCTAAAAGCACAGCAACTGAAATGAGACAAGTGGACAAAGCTTTGAAGTTTAATCCTGCCAGTGTGGAATTAATCACTCAAAAGCAAACATTACTTTCAAAACAAATTGAAAATACAAAAGAAAAACTTACCACTTTAAAGAATGCTCAAGCAGAGGTCGAAGCACAATTTAAAGCAGGTAAGATTGGTGAAGAAAATTATCGTGCATTCAAACGTGAATTAGAAACCACAGAAAGCACATTAACACACTATAAAACCCAACTAACAAATCTAAACAAAGAGCAAGATAATCTTGGCAAATCTACAGAAAGATTGTCAAGATTTTTTTCTGCAACTGGCAAAGATATAGAAGCCTACAGACACGTTTTAGGAGATAAATTAACCGATGCTATTAAAAACGGTAAAGCATCGAGTAAAGACATGGAACGTGCTTTAGAATTGATGGCTAAAGAGGCATCGAATGGTAAAGCTGATGTGAATGCTTTGAGAGAAGCTTTGGATAAGTTAGACGATGGTGGAAGTATCCAGAATGTAAAAAAAGAATTAACAGAAGTTGGAGAAGCATCTAAATCTTCTGCTGAAAAAACAAATAAACTTCTATCACAAGGAAACTTACAACAAGCAGCTCAAGTAGCATCTCAAGCAGGACAATCAATGATTGACTTTGCTGGAAAAACACAAGAAGCGTTTAGAAATGTTGATTCAGGGTTTGATATCATTATTACTAAAACGGGAGCAACCACAGACGAAGCGCTAGAAGGATTCAAAAAAATCTATGATCAGTTGGCTGTAGATTTGCCAGTAGACTCATTTGAAAAAGTAGGTTCGGCTATAGGTGAAGTCAATACACAATTCGGACTTACTGACGATGCCTTAAAAGAAGCTTCAAGAAGCATTATTCAATTTGCTGAAATTAACGATTCTGATATTACTGCAAGTACCATTAACGCTAAGAAAACAATAGAAGCATACGGGCTATCTGCTTCTGATTTATCAAGCACATTAGATACAGTCACTTATGTTGCTCAAGCAACAGGTGTGTCCGTAGATGAATTATTTTCTAAGATGGTTTCAGGAGCTCCTCAAATAAAAGAATTAGGTTTGTCTTTCGATGAGGCAGCAACATTGATTGGTTCACTAGAGAAGGCGGGTGTAGATTCTGGAGCAGCTCTATCGAGTATGAGTAAAGCTGCAGTGGCTTATGCTAAAGAAGGCAAAACACTATCTCAAGGTTTACAAGAAACTATCGATAAAATTAAGAATGCTTCTAGTGCGACTCAGGCACTAACTGAAGCTTCTAATGTATTTGGAACTAAGGGTGCTACACGAATGGTAGATGCCATTAAACGTGGCGCTTTTTCGCTCGAAAAACTATCCGGAACTGCAAAAGAAGCTAGTGGAACAGTAGCAAAAACATTTGAAGCCACATTAGATCCGATTGACAAACAGCAACAAAAAATTAACGCAGTGCAATTGGCCTTATCTGAAATTGGTGCTGCAATAGCCGAAGCAGTTGCTCCAATCATGGATGCATTAATTTCAGTACTAAAACAAGTAGCAGAATGGTTTCAAAATTTATCCGCTCCTATTAAACAATTTATAGTTGTATTAGGAGGAGTACTTGCAATAGCTGCTTTATTATCTCCTATATTGGTTGCGATAGCTATAGCAATTACAACGTTTGGAACTTCAATGTTGCCAATAGTTGCTATTATTGGTGGAGTTGCTGCAGCAATTGCCATAGTCACAGCAGTAGTAACCAATTTTGGTTCTATTGTGGAATGGTTAGAAGGAATCTTCCCTGGATTAGGTTCTACAGTAGAATCTATATGGAATGCTATTCAATCAGTAATAGAAACTGTAGTAAGCGCTGTTTCTTCTTTCATTCAGAACATTTTCGGGACCTTAGTATCTTGGTGGGAAACAAATCATGAACGTATTCAACAAGTAGTTGAAACAGTATGGAATGCAATTTCAAGTATAATCCAAGGTGTGTTAACATTCTTAGCTCCATTCATCCAAGGAGTATTTGATGGGATTTCAATTTACATCCAAACGGTTTGGACTGTAATTACTACATACATTCAGGGAGCGCTCGATGTAATTCTAGGAATCGTCCAAGCTGTCTTACAAGTTTTGACTGGAGATTGGTCAGGAGCTTGGGATACATTATCAAACATTGTATCCACTGTACTAGGGACCATTTCATCAACTATCAGTTCATTAATGAATGGGATTTCTTCAACCATATCAAGTGTATGGAATGGAATCTTATCTACGACAGAAAGTATATGGAACGGAATCACGGGAGCTATATCCGGTGCAATTAACGGCGCATACAATGCAGTAAGTAGCGCTATTGAATCTATTAAAGGGTTATTTAACTTCCAAATTAGTTGGCCACACATCCCTCTGCCACATTTCAGCATCAGCGGTTCACCAAATCCGCTCGATTGGTTAAGTGGTGGATTACCAAGCATTGGAATCGAATGGTATGCAAAAGGTGGTATCATGACTAAACCAACTATTTTCGGTCAAAACGGAAACAATTTGATGGTTGGCGGAGAAGCAGGAAACGAAGCTATCCTTCCGTTGAATGATCGCACATTATCTGGAATCGGACGCGGAATAGCATCACATTTAGATGGATTTGGAGGAGTGAATATTAACATCTATCCTCATGAACTAGTAGTAAGAAATGATGAAGATGTCATGGGATTAGCTACTAAATTAGCTGAAGAGATTATCAGAAAGATGAAAATGAAAGAAAGACATGCTGAGAGAGCGAGAGGAGTGATTCTGTGATTGGATTTGAAATGAGTATTAACCGCGTTAAAAATACGGACCTGCCAGTTCGAGTAGTAGTGGCAGAATATGAACGCCTCTTCTTCTCTGAAAGCAACAATTCGATTCAGCGACATGAAAACGGGAGTTCATATTTCAAGAAAAGCTATGAACGGAAAGAACAAGTGAAAACATTTGAAATTCATATTCATACGACTAAACAGACGGATTTAGATCATTTCAATAGATGGATTATGCAGGAGAATGTTGAGTTCGAGCCAGACACATCACTAAGTCGTGTGTATACAGCTTTCAAATTCAACGTTACTTCGATTACAAAACACGAAAATATATACATCGTGCAATTACAAGTAACGTTCTCATTCGAAGGATTATCTAAAATTGAAAAGACTGCTACTAGAGGAACAAATACAGGTCAGCTTGTTTATACATTTGACAATGGAGGGGTGCTCCCAACAGCACCTCTTTTTAGTTTTACCTCAGGAGATAATTATAAGATGATTAGTTTCATCCATCCTAATGGCAAATATGTTCAATATGGACACGAAACTGGAGATGTAGTCATTAGCCCAAACGATGTAGTAGTGTTCGATTTTAGAAAAAAACAATTAACAATTAACGGAACAATTAAATATGTAAACATAAGTAGTTCGTGGTTTGAATTAAATGTAGGTCAGACAGAGATTGGCATTTTAACAGAGCCGAATACAAATATTCAAATTGAAGCGAAATTCAGGGAGGCATGGCAATGATTACAGTAACTGACAGAAAGTACAATAAACTTTGCCAACTACACTTCGGCTCGATTGGAGAGTTAATCGCATACGATGACATGTTTGAACAAGATTTAGATACCGGAATTGGTATTTACGAATTCAAAGTAAATAAAAATCACGAATCCGTGAAGAACGTTGATCTTGGTTGTTATTTATTTGTATCAGATGGAGATTTAACACGATGTTTTGAAGTCACTAATACAAAAGAAGATCATAACGCCAAAATTATTACAGCCGAGGATGCAGGGCTCGATTTGTTAGGCGAATCTGTATGGCCGTACGAGGCGGATAAATCTTATAATTTAGAATACTATGTATCCAAATTTACATTAGACGCAGGTTGGGAAATTGGAATCAATGAGATATCTTCTTCTACTGTTAGAAAATTGAAATTCGAGCAATTCGATACAGCTACTAAACGTCTAAGAGCTTTAGCTAAACATTTCGATGCAGAAATTGTATACAGCGTTGAGATGTTGCATGACAAACCGCACAGAAAGCTAATTAATTTTTATAAAAATTATAACGCGGAAAAAGTTATCCGATTAGAATATGGAACTAACGTCTCAAACATAGAAAAAACAGCAAGTATTGACAAATTAGCGACTGCACTTCGAGTGCATGGGCCTGACGGATTAACAATTGAAGGAATCAGTTACAACGATGGTAGATACTGGGTTGGTGGAGATACTATACATGATCTACAGGAAGGCGCTCGATGGAGTCGACATGCGGATGTTGCACGAGATGGAGGCTATATTGTAGATATTTATGAGAGTACTGCCAAGTCAAAAGAATTATTATTTCAAGAGGGATTAAGACAATTAAAGAAACGGGCTTATCCAGAAGTGAAGTATGAAGTTGCTTTATCTGAAATTGGATTAGACGTAAAAATCGGTCAACGAGCAGAAATTACAGACAGCGAATTTAAACCAGCAATAGCATTATCTGCTAGAATTACATCCATCAAACGTTCATTGTCAAACAAAACTGTTGGCACAGTAACGATTTCAAATATAGAGAGCAATGAGGTGTTCGTTAACGAAAAATTAAAGAGACTAAGTCAATTGGTACAGGAGAGAGTCTTTGATTCTACTGCTGTACCTTTTGTTTTAGAATTGAAATCCACTTCAGGGGTTGTATTCCAAAATGGGAACATTCAGACTAAATTAATTTCAACAGTTTCTAAACTTGGTACGGATATGACTAATCGTTTTAATTTCAGATGGATTAGAGAAAGTAAATATGGAACTAATGATACAGAATGGAACAAGTTACATGAAACTGCCACAAGAGAACTAACAATCACATCAAATGATGTTGATAGAGAGGCTACATTTATATGCGAAGCTCTAGAAAACAACAATGTTATTGCTAGAAATTCAATCGTGATTAAAGACTTCATCGTTAACAAATCAATAGGCCCAACGCCACCATCAAATCCTAGCGCTGGAGATTTATGGACAGATACAAGCACGCCTGGGAAAGATGTACCAAAGATTTATACGAATGGTAAATGGGAACCTGTATTAAAGAAAGACGACAAAGAACTGAAACGCCTTCAAAAAGAATTCGAAGATCGTAACAGAGAGCATGCTAATCAATTCGCTAGTGTAATGGAAATCATCAATAAATCTCAGGTAACAGAAGACACACTAAGAGATTTAACTGGAAAGTTTAGCAATCTCGAAGAATCTTATAAACGAATTCAAGAGACTGCGGAAGAAATTAAAGGACTTGGCCAACGAACAAAAGCAGTAGAGCTTAATTTGGAGCAGTCACAGTTGTTGATTAATACGCTGGCATCTAACTTCAGTCTTTCCGAAGATGGTTTCTTACTTGGAAAGAATGGCAGTAAGTTACAGATACGTATGACGAATGAGCGAATGGAATTTATCGATTCCGGTCGAGTGGTGGCTTATGTATCTGGCCAAACAATGAACATTGTGAGTGCGACATTCTGGAATAGTGTCACTATTGCTAATCACATTTTTGAGCGATTCAATGAAGAGTTTACAACGATATCGTACGTAGGAGGTGCTTTAATTGGCAAGAATATCTAAGGCAACTAGTAACGGATATGTTAGTTTAGTGTTAGAAGTCAATGAGACAAGCACAAACGTAGAAAAGAATACATCTACTGTATCGTGGCAATTATGGTTAGAGCGTGGGAGCGCTTGGGCTTTTGATTTAAATGATGAGTCATTAGCAGAAGTTAAAATCAACGGACAAAAAACATTCAGCGAGTACGTTAGCTTCGATTTAAGGAATAGAAATTGGGTTACTTTTGGAGAAGGAGTAATGACGATTCCTCATAATGAGGATGGAAGTAAGAATATCACTATTGAGGCTAGGTTAACTAATGTATCTAATTTAGGTGATATTGATTGGTTTAGCGGTTCTGTCAACTTGTCCAATATTCCTCGTGCAAGTGCTATCCAATCAGTTACATCTACAGAACTTGGAAAGCCAGTTACTGTAACTATTGCTAAAAAAGTGGAAGATTTTCGTCATCAAGTTTGGTGGCAAGTGGCTGGTGGCGGTTGGATTGATTTAGGAAAGAATCATGATACTAGCGCACAGTTCACAGTGCCAATCGAATACGCTAATCGTATTACTAATAGTGTAACTGGGACGTTGGATGTATGTGTTCGTACTTTTCAAGGTAATACTAGAATTGGAGAAGACGCCTACTTAAATGGGACGTCTATTTTAGTACCCGAAAATATTGTTCCCACATTAGAAAGTGTTTCGACTAGTGAACGTACTGCACAATTAGCGGAATTCGTTCCAAAAGGAAATTTCGTGAAAGATAAGTCAGTTATTAGATTGGAAGCAGTCGGTGCTAAAGGAGCATACGGATCTACGATTGTATCCACTGAGTTGTATCTAGGGAATTTAGTTGTTCGAGCAAGTCAAGGAGATTTTCCAGCTAATTCTAGTGGGAATTTGACAGCTACAGCTAAGGTAACGGATTCGAGAGGGCGTACGGCTATTAAATCCATTCAAGTGCATGTGGCAGATTACTATGCGCCTAAAATTTTAGCATTTCTTGCTAATCGTGCAGGGAATGGGACGAATAAGACGATTATCTCAACGGTATTGGCAAATGTTAGTCCGGTGATGATTAATGGAACGAATATTAATCGTTATACGCTCAAAATTCAATATTCTGAGAAAGGAACAAATCGATGGATAGATGCGGTTAATCTAACTGAGGAGACAACAGAAGTGATTAATCGGCAAATTAACTCAGGAGCTTTCTACGCATTGGATAAGCCGTACAACTTGAGATTAGTCATCCAAGACAAGATAAGCTACTTAGCGGATTCAGTTATCTTGGTACGATCGTCGGATGTATTGATAGCTCTTGGAGATGGTCGGATTGGATTTGGTGGTTTTCCAGAATTGAAAAATCAATCCGAATTTTTTAAAGCGACAACGATGCACAACTCGTTAAACGTTGAAGGCGGAATTATGTCAAATGGTAAACCTATTCAGGAATTCGCAGACACGGATAAAAACGGTAAATCCGTACGCTTCAACGGGGATTTGAATAACTTGCGGACGGCAGGTGGATATCATGCCTTTGGAGTGCAGCATAATCCGACAGGAACAAATAATTATGGATATGTGAATGTTACTACTCACAGTACAGATAATAATTTCTGCGTTCAAATATATATCCCTTTCAATCAAGATTCTATTTTCATGAGGAGATGTGAATCTGGAATCTGGAAGAATTGGGTTATAGTATCTACAAACGAAGTAGAAACATCTTGGAAAACAGCTGCATTAACAGAAGGATGGAAACACTATACCGACTTTGGTAACGTTCAGTATTCTAAGACTAGTGATGGGATGGTATTTATTCGAGGAACATGTAAAGACGGAAAGACAAAGCCAGAATCAGTTATATTCAATCTACCAGAAGGCTATCGGCCTAAATCTGGAATATTTAAGACGGGGTTAAATAATAGTTACGGACTTGCTATTATCGCAATTTACCCTTCAGGAAACGTAGTTGTAAAAAGCAATGTAGATTCTCAATGGTTAAATCTAGATAATGTAGCATTTAAAGTTTAAGGAGGCATACACCTATGGAATTAGAAACAATTAAAACAAAAATCACAGCATTAGAATCAAAAGTAAGAACTAAGCAAGAAGAAATCAATAAACTTGGGGAAGAAAAAGCTCAATTAGAGCAAAAAGTTCAGAGTTTAAATGATGAAATCCAACGTTTAGAGCAAGAGAATTCTAACAAGCGTGAAGAAATCAAGAAATACAAAACTGTAGTAGAGATCATGGAGTTGTAATAGATGATAAATTTTGATGTAGAATTTGATATATTAATCATGCACATGCGTGGATTAATACGCAGTCCGTATATTCAAATTCTGTTTTGGTTGATTTGCTTCGATGTAGTTTCTGGCTACATCAAAGCTTTTAAATTGAAACGATTTGATAGCAAAACCAGCACGAATGGATTACTCAGACATGCGTTGGTTTGCGCTGTAGTCATTGTGACTGCTATTTATGCAAGAGCATTGGGCCACCGAGAAATCGGTGTGACCACATGCTTATTTTTTATCTTCAGCTACGCAGTGTCGTTAGCTGAAAATTGGGAAGCGCTAGGGTTGCCATTCCCAGAATCACTTAAACCGTACCTTAAAACGATGCGGCAACAACAGGAAAATAAAATCAAAAAATTAACAAACAAGGAAGAGGTTGAATAATTATGATGATCAATTGGAAAGTACGTATTTTAAACAAGACATTTTGGCTAACATTAGTTCCAGCACTAGCGCTATTAATTCAAACATTCTTAGCAGTGTTTGGAGTTAAGTTGGAATTAGGTGAAACAATCGATAAATTATTAGTATTTATTAATGCGCTATTCGCTGTACTAATGATTGTCGGAATCGTTAATGATCCTACTACAAGTGGTGTAAGCGACAGTACTCGAGCAATGACATACGATTTACCGAATAATCAATAATAAAAAACAAGCTAGGCAGGTACGCATAAGATGTACCTGCCTATATTATAGGAGGAATTGCAATGGAAATCGATACAAGTAGATACAGAGAAGGATTGCCACAAATTGGGTGGCCTAAATTCCATCAAGTACATGCGCATTCAACAGGGAATCCTAACTCAACCGCTCAGAACGAAGCAGACTATCACATGCGCAGACCTGTCGATTCTGGATTCTTTACACACGTTGTTGGGAATGGTAGAGTTATGCAAGTAGGCCCAGTAAATAACGGTGCTTATGATGTTGGTGGTGGTTGGAACTTTGAAACTTATGCAGCAGTCGAATTAATCGAGAGTCATAAAACAAAAGAGGAATTCTTAAAAGATTACAGATTATACATCGAATTATTAAGAGCTCTTGCTGATGAAGGAGATATTCCAAAAACGCTAGATTCTGATGATTTAGAAGGAATTAAGAGTCATGAATATTGCACGTATAATCAGCCTGCAAATTACAGTGATCATGTAGATCCATATCCTTATCTGGCGAAATGGGGTATTAGCCGTGAACAATTCAAATATGATATTGAGAACGGATTGACTGAATTGAAAGCTGGATGGCAAAAAAATTCTACAGGTTGGTGGTTCAAAAATGTTGACGGTAGTTATCCTGTGAATAAATGGCAGAATGTAGGAGGGGAATGGTTCTGGTTTGACGGTAACGGTTATTGTTACATCAATCGTTGGCTAAAAGATGCAGATAAATGGTATTGGCTAGATGACAGAGGAGCAATGACTAAAGGCTGGAAGAAAATATCTGGGTCATGGTATTATTTCAAGTCAGACGGCAGCATGGCTACTGGCTGGGTTAAATATTACGACAAATGGTACTATTTAAATACAACCAATGGATTTATGGAATCGAATGCTTTTGTTAAAGGCAAGGATGGATGGTACTATATTAGTGAAGACGGAACAATGGCAGAAAAGCCAGACTTCACGGTAGAGCCTGAAGGATTGATTACAGTTAAATAATTTATAAAGCCTGCTCATTGAGCAGGCTTATTTTTTTTACATTTTTTCAAAATATTTAATAAAAACCGTTGACAATATACCACTAAAGTGGTATATTATTAAATGTAAGGGAGATACCCTTAACAATAAAGAAAGGAGAAAAATATGAGAAGATTGGCAAAAAAAAGGCCACTCAAAATGAAGCTAAAACAAAGTTTCAAAATCAGACTCAACTTGTTTATCTTCTTCTTCGAGTGGACGATTGAGTGGGGCGAATAGCCCCTCTCGATTGCCTATATCTTATCATAAAAATAACGATTATGAAAGTAACATTTAAAAAAGGGTGGCAACCTTTCGATTGGAAAGCATTTGTCGCATGGCTTATCTTTATTGGATTAATAGTATGGTTTATATTTAAGTAGGTGATAATATGAAAGTAGATACCAAGAAAATTGAATGGCTGTTAAATAATGCAACTCAATATAGAATTAATAAAGATACAGGAGTGAATTTATCTATTTTAGGAAGATTAGTCAGGGGTGAGCGTAAAATAGAAAATCTGACTATAAAAACAGGGAGCTTGTTAACCGAGTATGCAGATCAGCTACAAAAGAAAAAATGAAGACTAAAAAAGCGGGCTAGTGACAGCTCGCTTTTTTTGTACTCTTTTTGTACTCAATTTTATACTATTGTGTGCTTTTGCATGAAATATAAAAGTTGATTTTATAACATTTTGCAACGTCATGAAACGCTAGAAAACAATATAGTATATCGCCTAGGGGAGTCGAACCCCTGTTATAAGAACCGGAATCTTATGTGATATCCACTACACTAAGGCGACATTCGAATAATAGTGTACCTAATTTTAAGAAGTTATGCAAGTTTGGTTTGATGAGGGTTTAAAATTAGAACAAATTCGTGTATAATAGATTTATTCTAAATTAATTTTTCTTTTTCATTTGAGAACTGTGTGAATTTTTAGCGAGTTATCTGTGAAAAAACCAAGGAGAAAGGGGATAAAAATGATTAAAAATAAGAAGTTAACTGTTCTTTTAATGACATTATTGGTTGCTCTTTTTGTAATATTCCAACAACCTAAAATAGAATCTGCGGTTGTGGATAATGTGATTACAAGAATAGATATACAAAATAGCCAAGGAGAACCTTTAACTCAGGGTGTTGGCTCTTGGGAGAACTTTCGATTAAATGCAGAGTTTGCATTTAATAATGGGCAAGTACAACCAGGAGACACTGCAACGATTCAATTACCTGAAGAGGTAATATTTGTCGGAAAATCATTTGAAATTCGTGATGTGAACGGACAAGTAGTAGCGAATGCAACTATTGACTCTACAAGTAAACAAGCTGTATTAACCTTTACAAACTATGTTACACAGCGTGCAAGTTTCTCAGGAAACTTCACTATGACGGTTCGTATCGACCACAATGTAGCGCGTACTGCACAACAAATTCCTTTAACAGTAACCGTAAACCACACTCCAATGTATTCAGGAGTTGTCAATTATACTGGGATTGCCGGAATGGAACCTCAAGATTTCGCTAAATCTGGTTGGCAAGATCCAAACGATAATAGCAAGTTACATTACATTATATATGTTAACCAAAATTACCTTAATTTTACGGATATAATGATTGGTGATACAATTCAATACGAAAATGCGAAGATTGATAAATCAAGCTTTAGAGTGATATCTGGAACTTGGTATACAGATACAACAGACAATTCTATTCGTCTAGGGTATCAAGAAGACGTAACAGCAAGTTATAGTCCACAGTTTTCAGCAGATGGCAAGTCGTTCACGTTGAGTTTAAAACCATTTAATCCAAACCGTGGTTACTATGTAAAATACGATGTGGATTTACTAGGTGCTCCAGCAAATGGAATGCTTTTAAATAACAACGCTACGATGGAAGATTCGACGGGTTGGAAATCGGTAGCAGATGCTCAAATTGTTTACCAAGAAGATGGTGGTAATGCAAGAAGTAATATTTTCAAAGTGGAATTAACGAAAAAATCAGACACTGGTGAAAAACTACAAGGTGCGGAATTCGGATTATACTATGAAGGAACATTAGTGAAAACCGCAACTTCCGATGCTAACGGCGTAGTAACTTTTGATAGTTTAATCAAACCAAAATACACGATTAAAGAAACAAAAGCTCCAGCTGGATATGTTCTTTCTGAGGAAGAAATTACGGTGAACGTAGCGGATGCAGAAGGTGGCGTTGTTCGTAAAGATGTAGTGAATAAACCAGAAACTACTACAACTACAACAACGACTACAGAAGCGCCAACGACTACTACAACTACGATAACAGAAGCACCAACGACAACGACTGAATCCACAACGTCTTCAACGACGACAACGGAGTCTACAACAGAATCTACGACAACAGAAGAACCAACGTCTTCATCAACAACAACAGAAACTAGTACGACTGAAGGAGCTACTACAGAAACAACAGTGACGCCAAAAGAGTCCACGACTACTTCTGAAGCAGATCTTCCAAAAACTGGAACTTCTACAACTATTTTCACTACGATTGTAGGTGCTCTTAGCGTATTAGGTGGATTTGCGATTTTAATGAATCGTAAAGACGTAGACGTAAATCGTTAAAAATAAAATATGATTTGTATAAAAGACTGGAATGATTTCCAGTCTTTTTTGTTGAAAAGAGAGCAAAAAAGTATACGAAGAGAACAACATTACCATATATGGTAATTACCAAATATGGTAATGTTTAAGTGGGAGGGAAAAATATGAAAATAGAACATCAGATTGACCCAAGAACGTTAGAGTTTGTGGATAGTAGACCGTATAAAGAGAAGATAAAAATGCTTGCTGCTCTTAAGCTGTTGGATAAGGAAGGATTAAGTCCTGCGATACTCGAAATGTGGGGGAATAAATCGAAGACTAAATTGAACATTCCAGTTGTATATACTAAAGAGGAGGCTTTAAAAAATGGATCAAAATCTGAAGCGTTCGATAGCAGGCTTGTCATTGGATTGGGAGAACTACGAAAAAGACTTAGATTTAGATTTCACTCTAAAAGAAATGGCAGCAAGGATTACAGAGTTGAGACTTGTGTCCGGACTCTCTCGTACCGAGTTTGCAGAAAAGGTTGGGATAAAACCAGCACATTTGTCACGGTTAGTTTCAGGACACCATAATCCCTCGATTTTATATTTGGAGAAGATAGCTCAAAAAGTCGGAGCCCATTTAGAAATTTCTTTTGTGATGGACGACGGAGAAACCTGCCATGAAAAGATTAACAAGCAAATTGGGACGAAATGTGTCCCTGTGCATCATAGATCTTAACCAATTTGTAATGTGAGTATAGTTGCATTTTTATTGTTTTATGGTAAAATATACTTGTATTCAGCAATAGACGTTCAAAGATACTAGAATAAGCGTGGGACGTAATTGGGCCCTGCTCAGAAACGATTGGAGGAAGGTTTCGATGAATTATCTTAATCTATCTCATTTATTGGTTCCAGAAAGCAGGGTTGCACTTCAAACGCGCTTTCGTATTTTACAAGCTATTGCAACGTATCAACCCATTGGACGTAGGGCACTTGCAAAAGTGGTCCAAATGTCTGAGAGAACACTTCGTAATGAATGTGAGGCGATGAAGAAATTAGACCTCATTGAAGCGCAAGGCTCAGGAATGCATCTTACGGAAATTGGCGAATTTATATTAGAACGTTCGGATGATTTAAAAAACAACTTTATTCAGATGAGTCTGGTGGAACATAAGGTGGCTAAAACCTTAGGCGTTCAGTATGTAAAAGTTGTAGATGATCCGGCAAAAACATCTGAGTTGGTACAAGAAATTATGGATGTGCTTTTACCGCTTGGAACTTCCATTATTGCCATCACGGGTGGTCAAACGATGGTCCGTGTCAGCGAAGGATTCACAAAAGAGATTTCAGTGAACCGAGACCTAACGATTGTTCCTGCAAGAGGGGGAATGTTTGGTTCGATGCTGATTCAGGCGAATAATGTCAGTGAAAAAATGGCAACCGGAATTGGTGCCCATCATGAAGCGCTCTTTGTTCCAGAACATGTCCAACAAGCAACTTATACGCCCTTAATGCAAGAACCTTCCGTCGCAAAGACGATAGGTCTCATGAAAAAGGCGGAGTGTTTGTTATATAGCGTTGGAAGTGCTATTATTATGGGAGAGAGACGTGGCCTCTTGGAAGAACAAATGGCGACGTTAAAAGAGAAGAAAGCAATTGGCGAAGCGTTCGGTTGTTTCTTCGATGCAGAAGGAAATGTGGTGTTAAAAATCCCACGAGTAGGGCTGCATCTTAGTGATTTATCTACGATTCCACATTCGATTGCCGTTGTGGAAGGCGAAGAGAAGGCAGCTGCTTTAAAAGCATATGCCAAATTAGCTCCGGTAGATCGCACCTGGTTTGTGATTGACAAGGAGACATCAGAGTTGGTTTTGAACGGGGTAACCC